ACTCGGTAACTTTGTTACCGGGTACATGTCCGATAGGAAACCTTCGGTTGAATTAGATGCCTTGTATGAAAGTGCGTATGCCGAATGGCAGACGCGTTTCAACAATATCCACTCCTTGTTTAGTGGGAATTGGGATTTTGGAAGGGGACGATCTTTTGTCCCTAACGAAAATCCTGTTCTCCACCGAAACTTGGTTGGAATCGTGGAATCAGGAAATGGCCAATACAAGTGGTTTCACGGTCCTATTCAAGGACCGGGAGTCGACTTAGGCCTAACAAACTTTCCTGATGGTTTTGTCGTTTCAACGAACGAAGCGGGAGACTACCTGTATAGTGTGAGCGATAACGGACTCGACTTTGGGTCCGTCGTCAACTACCTGACAGGTAATGAACGCTTCTTCGCTGAAAGTGCCACACAGGGGACGTATGATGTTGCAACGAGTCAACGATGTAGTTACTTCGATGATTTCGATGCAAAATTCTCGGACAACGGCGACTACCTCATATCCTACAGTTGGGTATGGGGCTGGAACGCCGGTGACGACTGGGTTTGGGATGTTAATCACGTAAAGCATCGTATTTCTTTTGCTTCTAACGTGCATACACCAACCCTAGATACGCCTCTACTGCTTGAAGACTGGATGACCGTGTCCATAACTTCGGATTTCGGTCAGACTGTCTCCAACGATGTGTGGTGGGATACCACTTCCCCACCCACTAAAGACGTGGTGTGGGCCCATTACGGCATCTCGAGTTTCATCGAGGACGAACCATCGTCACTGCCGGTAACGGGAACATGGCCAACCACAACGAGCGGCCTGTGGTTCACGCATCCCTTTGCGGGTGCGTCACAGGTTGCCGAGATGATTGGCTATGATGCTAGTAATCGTAAGTATGTGCTTACGCACGACTTAACTTACCTTCACTATCATGGTATCTCAGTGAACATTTTTCCCAATTTCGCGGCTGGTGCGTTCTTAAGTTCACAGGACGCACTAGACACTCATTTTGGGAAGGTGGAGGGGAACTATATCGAGACGTTACTTGAGTTGCAGGATTTCCTAAAGCCAGTAGATCTTGTAAAGGCTATTAAGAAATTCCGCACCACCCAATACCAGGGTGGAATCACACGTCTGCTGGGTCTTCTAGCAGATGTTGATCTCACGTTTCGCTTCGGCATTGTCCCCACTATTGGAGACGCTGAGGACTTAAGCAGAAATTTGCTCCCGATCATACGTCGTTTCCGGGCTGAAACATATCAGCCTAGTACGGCGTATGGCCAAAAGCTATTCCTGCTCACAGACGAGTTTCCGTATTTCAGCAATGCGGAGGTATTAATCAGGTCAAAGGTGAGATTGGGTCCTAACTTGGACTCTTTCCTACCATACCTACTACCTATCAACTCGTTAGGTTTGCTTCCATCTTTATCACGAATATGGGATTTAATTCCGTACTCGTGGCTCATTGACAACTTTCTTGATCTGTCGTCAGTGGGCGATGTAATAGATGCCGCCTATTTACAAATGGCGTACAACATCGATCACTCCGTTCACTCCATCGAGGCCAAATGGCCGTTTTCGACAGAGTTTATGGATGATTACGATGTCGCACCTATTACAGATGGTCCAGATCGACCGGGTTACCAGCTTTATGTCAGGTATGCCATAGATAAGGCATTGCCTGTCATTGGGCCTTCGGTACTCCCGGTTTTCCGGCCGTTCAAGCTCCCGTCTTGGGACTTGATCGGTTCGTTGATCGTAAAACGTTCTTAACAACGATCAACTCGCCTAAGTTCTGCGATTACGTCCAAGGCATTCATGCCTCTCGC